ACGGTCCAAATGCTATTGAATTAAAATTTACTGTCAAGCAACCAGGGGCGGCAACATTCTTAGACCAACTGGCTCTGTCAAGGTTATACTTAGATCAAAAGAATACTGCAATACCGGTGGTGTTTTTAGAAATAGGATTTAAAGGATATACTGGAGATTTCGAAGATGAAGACTCCGAAGAGTCTGGAAAATTCGAATCAGATATTGCTGGACCATATCGATGGAAGTTACACATAACAGATGTTAATGTAGAAGTAAATCAAGGCGGTAGTCAGTACGACTTCACAGCAATACCATCGAAGAGCTATTCGTTTACTAGTCCGTTGTTTAAACTGCCAACAAACTTTGCATCGGTTGGTAAGACAATCACAGAACATGTAACCAGTTTGCAAGAGCAATTAAACACCTACCACAAAGACGTACCAGATCATGCAGTTGCAGATGAAGTTGAGTTTGACTTAACTGGACTTATAGGCAGTGAATCAAATGAAGATGGTACAAATAAGGCAGGTAAAATTACCAATGAGGATTTATATACCAGTGCTGATCAAGATGCTGACGACAGAAATAGACTACTAAACGAAACTTATGCAATAGGCGATGCAGTTGAAGGAAGGCAAGCATTTGTTGATGCTCCATTAGACGAAGGTGAAGAACCTGAGCAAGTTTTTGATCAAGACAAAATCATGGTACCAAAAGATATAACCATAGAAAAATATTTTGCAATCCTGTTAAGCATGAATGAGGAGTTTCATCAGAAAATTTCTAGAAAGGAAACACTTGATGATCCTGGTTCAGAAATTAAAAAAGGCGAGGCATACGTTTATTGGTTTAAAATGACAGCCAATCTCGAACAACTTGGATGGGATAAGAAAAGAAACAAGTATGGCCACAAAGTAACGTTCAAACCAATACTATATAAAAGTTCAAGAGATGATATTATAGTTGATGCCAAAGAAGCCGAGGTTCCTGCCAAAGATTACGAATCAAGAGCTCAGCAAATAGTTGAAAGCGGTGGACTCAAAAAAGCATACAATTATATCTTCACAGGACTTAATGATCAAATAAAAAGTCTCGATATAAAATACGATAACGGTATAGCATTAATTCTGCCACCGTCTGGCGGAGCAATAGGTTCTGCGGCAGTAGTGTTAGCAGAAAAGGCAGGAACAATAAAAGCCGATGAGGATGTAACATTAGACGGTGTAGTAGAAAATCTAATAGAAGCCAAGAAAGAACAAAATGACAAAGACATATTCAAAGACTTCATGGACGGCATTAACAAACTAAAGGATCTTGCAGAGAACGGATTAAATGGTATTGTTGATCAGCTCACTGATGCCACAGGCCTAGACATTGGCATAATATCAGGCGCATTAAAAGACAACAACGAACAAAATCAACAGGCATTAGAAGCGGCATTAGATGCCGCCGACTTAAAGAAGTTAAGAGAACAAAACGAAATCAATAACCCAACCGTTGAATCGTTTGAAGAGTATACAGCAGAAATGAGCCAATACCATTATGCTGTAGATTTAACTAACCCAATGGAACAAAGTAATAGTATAACTGCTGACCAATTAGAAAAACTTGGATACTTAACAGTAAAGGAAGTTCAAGACGCAGGAGCCGAAATATTGCCTAAAACTACGGCCACTGATGCAAGTGGTAAAGACCCTGGCAGTGATGCCGCAACAATTAAAAAAGGTAGTGTTTCTAATACATTGTTTGGATTCATAGCAGGACAACATCAAGCAGACTTGGCGTTTATGTTAGAACTAGATATGACATTGAGAGGCGATCCGTGGTATTTAGGAAATGACGGAGATAAGTCTACTAACGAAGCTCAAGCAAACTATTACGGCGATGATAATCACATATACCTAACTATACGCTCACCAAAAACATTCGATTTGGACTGGAGAGATGAAGATAGTGATATAAATACTGGTTATTGGAGAGGCGACGGTCTGTCAAGATCATTTGGTGGAGTATATAGATTGATCAGTGTAGTAAATTCTTTCTCTGGTGGTGAATACACATGCGAAGTAAATGCCCAAAGAATAGTACCTCCGATACCTAAAGGAACAGCAACGTAATGGCATATAATAGTAACAAACAAAATCAGAGAATGGACCAAGGCAAGTCCAAATACATTGCTAGTATTAGTAAACGTAATCTAAGTTTAATTTACCGGGCTGAAATTTGTAATGTTAAAGATCTAAGTAGATCAGGGCGATTTGAAGTGTTTATACCTGCACTAGATGGCAGTAGAGGTAATACTAACTCACATATACCTTGCACATATACATCACCATTTGCAGGTGGTACCAATGTAGAAGGACTAGGCTTAGATATCAAAGATCCAATTGGCACACAAAAAGCATATGGCATGTGGATGGTACCACCAGATGTAGGTAATGAAGTTCTTGTGGTATTTGCAGACGGTGTTGCCAGTCAGGCATGCATGATAAGTTGTATGTTCCCAGATAAATTAACACACATGGTACCTGGTATGCCAGCAGGAAAAAGTTATTCTGATCCAAGTTTAATGATGCCTGTAGCAGAAAAGAATAGACGTGATGAAAAACCAACACACAACGATGCTGTTAGACCTGCACATTTAGACCTAGCAGAAGGAATAACAGTTCAAGGATTGTTACAAGATCCTCTAAGAGGTGCAGGAACAAGCGGCTCAAGAAGAGAATCTCCAAGTGAAGTGTTTGGTATACTTACCCCTGGACCAAGAGATCCAAAAAACTTTAATAATAGACTAGGTGGACATCAGTTTATCATGGACGATAAACTAACAAATTCATTAATAAGACTTCGTACTAAGGGCGGAGTTCAAATACTGCTTGATGATACAACCGGCAGTATATACATGGTTAACAAACGTGGTAATGCGTGGTTTGAATTAAATGCAAACGGCGATATAAACTTATTTGGACAAGGTTCTATAAACGTAAGATCAGAGCAAAACTTAAATTTACGAGCTGATAAAAATATTAATATTGAAGCAGGACAAAACGTAAACATGAAAGCCGCAGGTGACAGAAAAGCAGACGGGGACTATGCAGGCATTAATATATTAGGAGCATTGGGACTACCACCTAAAGGTATAGGTGGCAATATTAGATTTGAAGCGGCTGGCGAACTGTCAGGATTTGGTACTAGAAATGTACAAATCACATCAGCAGGTGGAGACATAGACTTTAGTGCCGCAGGTAAGATTGCAAATTCTGGTGCAAAGTTTGATGTATTTACAACAGGCATTTCTCAGACTTCTGGAGACGGAATTTCAATGATAACAACAGGTGCATTCCAGGCCATAGCGGCAACAGGAGCAACATTAACTTCAGCGGCACCAGTGTCGTTGCTTGGTTCCACAGTATTACTAAACAGCGGCTCAGGAGCAATACCAATGCCAGCCATTCCGGCAGTACCGGCACCACAAATAGGCACAAACAAATTCAAAGATGCGGCGGCCAAGCCAGCAGAGTTTAAAAGACCTGAGGATGGAGAATAAGCATGGCTGATCCAATTTATGAAAAAGATGTAGGCGATGTTCTAACACCAGAAGAATTGTATCGAGCGATGGGCGGCAAGTCTAATAATACCACTGAAGGCGAGGACGGCACTGAAGATGTTTCTGGTGAAGAAAGTGGATCTCAATCTTTGGCTCCAACTGGAGGCTTACGAACAGGAAAAATAGACGAGATAGATTCTATTTGCCAAACAACATTAACCAGTGAACCGTATATAGGCCATGCAACAGCAGATCCTGTTAACGACTCAGCAAAAGAGCCAGCACAAGATCCCGCAGTAGAAGAATCACTGAATCCAGCCTCTTCAAGTAACGAAGATGGTAAACCAGATGATGTACAAACAACAGAAGGCAGTAACGTAGGTGCAGGGTTCGTGGACAAGGCCGGCAATGCCATAGCATTATCTAGTAGTGCAATTCAATCAGCATCAGGTACACTTTCTGAAGGCCTCTCAACTGCTAATGGCATAATGCAGGACCCAGCAGGTGCGGCGGCTGGTGCTCTTACTGATGCCTTAGGCGGCAATCCTGTGTATGACGAAGCATTAGGAATTCTTAATAATTTTAACACAATGAATGCTGAGAAGTTAGTAGAAATAATGGGACTAGGAGGGATGATTGCTGGAATTAAAGCGGCATTACCACCAATAAGATTCCCTACATCAAATGCACTAATGGAAAAAATAATAGGCTTACAAAAAGAACTATCAGCATTACAGGCTCAACTTAATCAATTTGGTTTAGATAAGTTAGGCTTTGACTTAGACTTACTGTCAGCAGATATGCAAAATATGAAGGGTTTAATTAACGATGCAATAGCAGTCGCCAAAGACGGGCAGGACTTAATAAACATTTTAAAAGAAAACGGAATCACAATGCCAGTTGATGGTGAACGAATTTTTGAAGATGCATTTGGTAATAAACTAGTAGATTTTAGTGCTGGTTTAGGTCCAGTAGGTGCAACGTTAGGTTTAATCACAGACATGAATAAAACATATAATACCATAGCAGATGATATTGATGTACCTTTACATGAGAATGGCAGACTTGCAATTACCAGTTTTGCTCAAAGTGTGGGTCCTGAAGTTTTTGCTGGAAGCAGAGTCAGAGACTTCATTAATGCTGGTAGAAATGATTTGGTTGGCAGAGAAATGCAAAAATGGGTACTGAATAGACCAGGTGGTACAGTAGACCCAGTATTAGTAGGAAGAAGACAATACGAATCTCAATTTTTTCAAACTCCAGATGAAATGGAGATTAACTTTGGAGAATTAGCAGACGGTGGAACTACATGGGCCGAGTTAGCATACATGCTTAAAAGACAACGTGAAGAGTTCTATGTCAAGAAGACTTCTGAAGATGGACCAGCAGACAGTTAATCTTACTTTTCGTTGATTTTCTGTGTAAGTTCGTTAATTCTTTTATAAGCATTATATTTCATTTCTTGCTCATTAGCAACTTCTTGCTCTAAGATTTTAACTCTACTTTCCAGATTCAATGCCATCTTTCTATAAACTTCTGCTTCTGTGTTTTCATGATTAGGCATACATATATTTACATAACTTATGTAAAATCCTATAGAATATAGGTAAAAAAGGGCAGTTGCCTGCCCTCTATCTAGCCGGTTACCATCTTTCGCATTTCTGCAAATTCTGGTGGCACAACTTTGGAGTTGTATCGAAAATTACCAACAAGATTGATTGTATTAAACAAACAATACTTCTTGGATTTTGCATCATAGATGCCAAAGGTAACATAACGTTTTTTAGATTCGTAAATCTTAATAAAACTAGCACCATTTCGATTACGTTCTTCCGCATGTGCCCAAATATCATTGAACACGTTAGAAAGGTGACGCATTTCTATCCCCTTTTCGTTAATTTTAGGGAGTAACTACTAAAGTTACGGTATCACACAATGTATGTGCTTATATGTATTTAAACATAATACATGCATTTAGTCAACCTTTTTGGTAAAATAAAACCCATTATATTGATTCTGATAAATAACAGTATGGCTAGATTAATAGGGTTCAGTACAGTAGATAAAGGTAAAGCACCGTTTCGTGTGCTTGGCAAAGAATGTGTGCTAAGAGATTTACAAAACGAGTTCTACACTAAGAAAGGTGAACGCCCAATGAGACCAAGTTTTGGTTGCATTATTTGGGACTTGCTTATGGACCCAGCAACTGGAGAAGTTGAAAAACTTGCCAAAGAAGATATACAACGAATTTTAAAAAGAGACCCTAGGGTAGCAGAGAAAAAAGTTAAGGTAATTGTACTAGATAATTCGATTAGTGCAGAGGTTGTAATTGATGTTATTCCGTTCAACTCGGTAGAAACATTATTCCTAACTTATAATCAGCAAATAGAAGAAGGTATTAGTTAATGGCTCAAAATAGACAAAACAACTTATTTGCCGCTGAAGATTGGAAAATAGCCTATAAGGCATACAGCGAAGTAAATTATCAAGCATACGACTTTGACACCATGCGTGGAGCAATGGTAGATTATGTTAAAACAAATTTCCCTGAAAATTTTAATGACTATATTGAAAGTTCAGAGTTTATTGCTATCATAGAACTATTAGCATATCTATCGCAATCACTTGCATTTAGAATGGATATTAACACCAGGGAGAACTTTTTAGAAACAGCAGAAAGAAAAGACTCAGTATTTAAACTAGCAAGAATGTTAGGATACAATCCTAAAAGAAATATTCCAGCAAGTGGTTTAATGAAAATAACTAGCATTAAAACCTCTGAGCAACTTACAGACAGTTTAGGTAGAAATCTAAGTAGCAGAATAGTTTACTGGGACGATGCAAACAATCCAGACAGTTATGAACAGTTTATAACAATTTTAAATTCTGCAATGAGCAGTACTAATAGATTTTCTTCACCAATTAAAGCCGGCGCAGTTAATGGCATACCAACCGACTTGTATCAAATAAATACACCTATCAACTCTCCGATAAGTTATAACAATTCAGTGAGCGTAGGCGGAGTTAACAAGCAAATTGGTATTGTCAATCCAGATTTTACAGACAACAGTCATTTCTTTGAAAGACATCCTGATCCAACAAACTTATTTAATTTGATTTATAGGAATGACGGCAAAGGCAATAACAGTAAAAATACAGGTTTCTTTGTTATGTTTAGACAAGGACAACTAGAGTCAGCAGATTTTAACTTTACATCACCTATTGAAAGTAGAGTGCAAGATATTCTTGTTAGTAATATAAATGAGACTGATGTATATTTACAAGAAGTAAACAGCAACGGACAAGTATTAAACAAGTGGGAAAAAATTCCTAACACAGTTGGTCAAACATTAAACTACAACAGCAAGAGTTTAGATACAAGAAATTTATATTCAGTAGAGAATGTAGGAGACAGTAATGGTATTAGATTACGTTTTCCCGATGGTGAATTTGGAAACGTACCTGTAGGAATTTACAGAACATGGTATAGAGCAAGTGACCCGTCAAGATATACAATTAGTCCAGAAGAAGCAAAAGGTTTAAACATATCAATACCTTACACAAATGCCGCAGGCAAGCAACACCGATTAACAATAACATATAGTTTACAGTACAAAGTAGGCAATAGTTCGCCGCCAGAAAGTTTAGCGGCAATCAAAGACAGAGCACCTAAGACATTCTATACACAAAATAGAATGGTGTCAGCACAAGATTATAATGTGTTTCCAGAAACACAAAGTTCTAATGTTACAAAAATAAAAGCAATTAATAGAACACATTCTGGACACAGTCGCTATATAGACATTAACGACCCAACAGGTACATATCACAATATTGATACGTTTGCCGATGATGCATTTATATATTCTAACAACACAAACTATACGCAAGAAATTATTGTTAACGATGCTACAACGGCTTTAGAAGTTGTTTCGAGTATTATACCTAACGCACTAAAAGATAGAAAAGTAAATAATTTTGTTTACTATAGAATGAGAAATGCATGGACTAATGCATCAACCGGTGGGTCTTATGCAAACTTTAGATTTCAAACACAAGATCAAGTTGTTTGGAATCCTCTTCCTTTAACAGACACCAGTAAGTCAGGATATATCAGTGAAGAATTTACTGATGGAAATAGGAATGTATTAATCAATACATTAACTGCAACAGCAATGTTTAAAGAAAACACATTCTTAAAATTTGTTGATCCATCAGACTCAATTGGTGGTTCTAAATGGGTAAGAATAGTAAACATAGAAAATGCAGGGCAATTGAGTGCTGGATTAAGTACCAGTATAGGACCAATAACACTAAGTGAAGATGTTAATGCTCTCTGGGAAGTTAAAGAAGTTATAGTATCTATGAGGAAATTATTTTTTCCTAGTGAGATATCTGGAAGTAATGGCATCGAAACAGCCATTAAGAACAGAGAAACATTTGGTATAGGGTATAACTTACTCAATGATACATGGTATAAAATACCTGGCTCAGAGCTAACAACAGCCGCAAAAACAGGTTCATATAGTTTAGATTCTTTAAATGCAGGCCCAAACAGTTGGGTTATACTCATGGAGTATAGTGCTATTGATGTTAATAACTACAAGTATAAAATGACGATTCGTGGCAACGAATATGTTGTACAAAGTGAATCAGACCTTAAATTTTACAATGTTAAATCAGTTAAAACATTAGGAAGTGATAATAAAAGTAACAAAGATACCGTTATCATAACCAGCACAAATACAAAGCCAGGTACATCAGAAACATTTGAGTGGAGCGGCATAAAGTGGGTAAATTCAGAAGTAGGACTTGCTATAGAACCAATTGGTTTAGCAATCAACATTCCATTGAGGACCAGAGACACTAAGGCAGTAGACGTAGATACGCAATGGGTAAGTAACTTTGGGATAATGAAAACATCAGGAACAACAGTTGCTGATCAGGTTGCATACAATAGATATGTAGAAGAAGCAGTCATAACATTAAACACTTTCCATCAGGCAGGTGGCATAACAGCAGAGACAAATGTTGTTATAGCAAACAACATGGGTACCATACAAAGTTTGCCTAGCAAAATTACTATACCGTTTAACAGCACAACATTTGGTTCAAACTTTGTTGATACGTCTGAAGCAATACCGTACATTATATATAGACAAGTACCTAATGGGTTAAGTCTAGGTGCAGAGAAAATATTTAGAGCAAATGCACAAGTTGTTACTGCAAACGGAGTATCAGGAACAGGCGCAGGCTTAGACGATACAGTTAAATCTTGGGGCACAGACGGAGCAAACCAAGATAGCTCACCAGACTTAGGAAGATTGTTTTTAAAATCATACGATACAGTAACAGGTGTAGGAAAATTAGAATACACAAGAGTACAAAATGGAGACTACCATTATTCCAGAGACGGTTCTGCAAACCCTCCTTACAGAGATAAACTAGTCATACATTACGAGAATAGTAATGAAAAATTAGATAGGCCAATAGAATGGGAAGTAGTCGACAGTTTTAAAGAGACCGACGGATACACTGATAACAGAAAGATTGTTGTTGCTCCATTAGATACCGATAATGATTTAGTACCAGATAGACCAATACAGTTCCTAGAATATGTAGATGCAACAGACTATGTGTTCTTTGAGTATTATACAGATTTTGATGGTTATAGATATGATAAGCCGTGTAGCGGAATCATATACGACTACCGTAGAGAAGAAAGTTTAGATATTGATGATACTAGAGATATAATCTCACCAACTTCTTACAGAAAAGAAAGCAAGTTGAGTACTGCTAAATGGATTGTTGTTAAAAATAAAACAGTAGCACTACAGTTTGAAAACTTAGTTAACAGTAAAGGATTAATTGTAACTACTGCTGACGATATGAAAACATATCAACTAACACCGCTGAGTACAGTATCAACACAAATTAAATTAAGTGAAACAACTGATTACTTTGTTAAAAACGGAAGAGGCAGAACACAAAATACTGCCGCACCGTTTGTAGCACCCGGCACTATACGTTGGAATCATGTCGCACCTAGTGACGTGAGAATTGATCCAAGTATTAGCAACATTGTAGAAATGGTTGTGCTAACCACAAGTTATTACACAGAAGTAAGAGAATGGCAAGCAAGACCTATTAGTACTTTCCCACTAGAGCCAACAAGTGATCAATTATCATCAGAGTTCTCAGGCCTTAACACATACAAAAGTGCTAGTGACAGCCTAGTGTATAGAAGTGCTAAGTTTAAATTACTATTTGGTTCAACTGCTGACGAAACTTATCAAGCAAGATTTAAGATTGTTAAACTATCTGATCAAATTAGTGATAACGAATTGAAAGCACAAGTAATTAATGCTATTAATACATACTTCAATGTAGCAAATTGGGAATTTGGTGAGTCGTTTTACTTTACAGAATTAAGCTCGTACATACATCAAAGACTAGGTAGCAACATAGGAAGTATTGTTATATTACCTAAAAATACTGCTGGTAAATTTGGAGAAATGTTCCAAGTAAAAGCAGAGCCTAACGAATTGTTTATTAGTACAGCAACAGTTAATGATATTGAAATCGTAAGTAGATTAGACAACCAAACACTAGGATCATAATAAATGTCTGAGAAGAAAGTTTATCAAAAGTTACCCGCGGTACTTCAAACTACTGCTATTAAAAACTTTTTTGAAAGTACAGTTGAGCAGTTATTCAGCAAGTCAAATGTAGAACCAATACAAGGATACATTGGATCACCGAGTAGTGATGATGTTAATGTGTCTGGAAAATTTCTTGCAGAACCTACAACAACTAAAAGGTTTTATGGGCTAACTCCAGCAGTTAATACTATTAACACCACAACAGGAACAAGCGAAAACTTGTTCTTCTATGACGAACTAGTTGAGACTCTTGAGACATATGGTGTTAACACAAAAAATCATAATAAAATTTTCTCAGAAAAATTTGCATCATTTATACCGCCGATAAACATAGATAAGTTTACAAACTACCAAGAATACTATTGGTATCATTATGGACCTACAGCAATATCTGTAGTAGGAACAGTTACGGATTATATAGATATTGATAAGGATATTATTGGTAGCACAACATTTCAGCCTGCAGGAGGAAAAGCATTCCGTAACGGTATGATTGTTAAATTCTCAGGCGATTACGTCATTCCAAGTTCTAAACATAATATAGAATATGTTGTACAAGGTGTAGGCGAAAGTATTAACTTAGCAAAAAAAGAAATAAATTTAAGTGCAAGATATACATCAACAATGTACTCAGGTACAAGTATTGATCTAGAATACAAAGTAGCAGGATCAATATACGATACTGTTACATATACTGCCGCACAAACAGGTGACGCAATTACATCAGACGTAGGTGAGCCTGAATCGTACATCAAAGGTTGTAATGCACCTGGACTGAAAGCAGAAATAAAAACAGTCAATGTAGGCACACTAAGTAGGTACAATGGAACAACTTCTATAAGCGACGGCACAACAACTATATCAGTTGATCATAGTTCAGCAGGACCAAGAAACATAGTAGAACTAGTTGAGCAGTTACAAGCACAATCAGGATACAGTAATTTAAAGTTTACAATTAGTGTAGCCGATAGAGCACCAGTAGATTATGTTGTACAAGAAAAAAATGCTGTCAACAACAACACCTGGAGTAGAATTAACTTTTGGTATCATAAAAATAACTTTTTAGATGCAGGTGATTCTCTTCCTAGCAGATCGTTTCGTGCAAGTAGACCTATAATAGAATTCGAACGAGAGTTAGAACTTTACAATCACGGCACACAAAAAGCCATTGCTGATGTTGATGCGGTTGCATACAACTTTACATATAAAGATTTAGATGGTAGTCCTTCAACTACTCTTGTCGACGGCTTAAACAAATTAAACTACGGCAACATTATTTTTAATAATGAAGTTACTGATATTGCAAAATATGTTTACAAGTTAACAAAAGTAGTAGGTGACCCTACTGTTAATGTTACATCAAGTGCAGGTGATGGCGCACAATTTCAAATAGTACTTTCTGGTAAAGGCAGAGACAGTAAGATTAGTGCTGTAACTATTGATACTGGTGGCACAGGATATCAACAAGGTGATACTATAACAATTGGCACATCAGAAAACAATCCATACGGCACAGGTGCTGTATTAACTGCTACAGTGACGTCCGGAGCAATAGTTGGGGTAACAGTAGTAGATGGTGGTACAGGGTACTACAAAGACGGACAGTACAGATTAGAACAAGTTGGCAACCCTGATACTAATCCTGTAGGATCGGTAGAAGGTAATGCATTGTTTATTCCATTACTAGCAGAAGTAAATCAAACAATTTCAGTTATTGGTGGCGAAACACAAATTGGTAAAGAATTTCGTTGGGACGGATTACAGTGGATCATGTGCCAAGAGAAGACTCTACCTAATCAGGCTCCTTTATTTAATTTATATGATGGCTCAGGCACGTTATTGAATGATGAAGCAATATACCCAACATCAACATTTAAAGGCAACAAAATATTTGGGTACGCAACAGATGTGCCTACAACTAATGCTGTAAACATCAGCAAGAGTACAGTAAAAGATACAGAATTAGGAACAGAATTAGTGTATAAGCAATACAACGCACAAAGTGAAATACTTTTTGAGAACTTTATAGAAACTGAAACATATAACTATACACCGTTTGGCAGTAACATTACAACAGGTGTAACATTAGGTGCATCAAATACAGGTGGCCCATATTCCATAAATGGATACTATCCTTTGTATGCTAAAGAAACATTAGCACAGGCGGCGGGTGACGGTACAGTACATGAGCATGTATTCTTTGGCAAAACGTTTTTTATGCCAAATGGATTAGAACTAGGAACTACATCATTCCATGGAAATTACAACGGAACATTGAATTCTTCTGCAGAAGCAGTTGTCGAAACTCCAACAACCTCTACTGTAAATACCAGGAATTCTACAACGATAAATACTAGTACAAGTACAACCGGATCAAGTTCCGGTTCAGGTTATGGAGGCTCGTACTAATGGCGACAGTTAATTTTGTTGGCGCAACTAACACAGTTGGCCCGTTTGCGATTAATGGTTATTACCCACTTTATGCAACGGAGACAGCATCTAACACACATAATGGTGGTAACGGTACCTCCCACATGCATGTGTTCTTTGGACAAAATTTTTACATGCCAAATGGTCTCACACTTGGATCAACTTTTTTCCACGGTGACTACGACGGTTCACTAACAGCAGAATATAATCAGTCTGCTACAACAAATAGTGCGTCTAATATTCAAGGTTATCATTACTATAAATTAGACAAAACTGCACCTGAGTATCACAATGCGTGGAGAATGATTGACTCGCCTACTAACCAACGAATCATAACATCATACTCGTTTACACAAATTGATATTGATGCAGGAATAAAGGAATTTTGGATAGGTTGCTATCCAGATGTTGATACTACTAGAGCATGTGGTTATGATATTATAATTAAAATAAATGCAATAGAAGATACCAATTTTACTTACGGTGCTGTAAACAGAGAAGGGTTTGTACAATTCCCAACAACAAAAACATTTAAGGCTGGCGACTTTATAGAAATAAGTGCATCAGCAGAAAAAGGATTAGTAAATACAACCGGCGTAAGTAAATATGAATTACCACTAAGTTGGGGTCATAACACACTAAACGCTGATATTACTAACATATCATCGCCAGAGTTTACAGGACATTTTAAAAAGCACATAGAAGGACAGTCTTCGTTTGCTGGCGAGAGTCTAGGTAGTAACAACTACCAAGATAGTAAAAAAGTCGTAGGTGTAGAAGACGACATAGTACAAACAAACCAAGACACATTATTGGGTGCGTTCTTAGTCGATGATCAGCCTGCTAATTTAGTAGATGCAATAAGATTCAACGCAAACGAGTATACTAAATTTAAAAATCGTTTAAGACATGAGATAGAAAAGTTTTATACTGAAAAGGCAACAACAGGTCTAACAAACAATTATATATTAGAGCAAGTACTTAGAAATGTAACAAGTTTTAGAATAGGCAATGATGTTTTTAATAAAACTTATATTTTACCGTTTGGTGATAACTACACAAAAGAAGATTTTATAGTAACACTTGATACTACAGCCTACAACTTGTCTAACTACTTAGATCTAGATAAAATTGAAAATAGTCTGCTAGTTTATTTGAACGACAAATTATTAGTTATTGAAAAAGACTATATAATCTCTAGTTTTAATCCTATACAGATAACATTAGTAACACCGGCATCAGGCGGTGATTCATTGTGTACTAAACTATATAATGCAGAAAGAGATAGTGCCCAGTGCCCACCTACACCAAGTACAATGGGTATATTGCCTTTACATAGACCAGAAATAGTTACTGACAATAGTTTTAGTACTCCTATTTCAACACTTGTAGGACATGACGGTAGCAGACAAAAAGCATTTGGTGATTTCAGAGACGACATACTATTAGAATTTGAAACTAGAGTTTACAACTCAGCAAAAGCAGAATTTAGAACAGCAAACAGTTTACCGGCATACAGCAGTATTGATATACGTTGTGGTGCATTTAGAAACACAGGTTATAGTCATGGCGAGTTTTACGATCTTATTAGACATTATTTTGCCGCATGGACAGTCAACGAAAAACTAGATCCAATTGTAAATGAATTTTACGATGTTAACAACGACTGGACATGGAACTACAGTAATACTGAATTGCCAGGACACTGGAGAGGCTTTTACGAATTTCATTACGATACAGTAAGACCAAATACGCATCCTTGGGAAATGTTAGGATTCACAGAGAAACCTTTATGGTTTGATGAAGAATATTACGTTTATGCAATAGACGACATTGATAGATTGATACCTAGCATAAACTATAGTTCTACAAATACAAAACTTTGGAATGATCTAGAAGAAGGCATTATTAGGCAAGGACCAAGAAAAAATACAGCATCTTATAAAATCAGTAATCCGTATAGACGTATTGGTTTAAGTAAAGTATTACCAATTGACGCTGATGCAAAACTAATTAGTCCTTATAAAATTAAGTCTACCGATACAACAACAATTACTGTTTCTTGGACTCCTTCAGAAGGTAGTGCTGATGACGTATTCCCATTTAGAAGTAATAGTTTTAGAAAACTTCAAGGCATTAATGTTACAGTAGCAGACAAATTATATGTTGAGAGTAACAACTTACCAACTGCTACAAAGAAAACAATAGAGCAAGTAACATCGTTTGAGATTCCAAGACTTACACAATTAACTAATCAAGCGGCTTGGTCAGCATCTCCGCAAATAAAAGCAAAAGCAATTGGTGTGTTAGTTAACGGTGATCCATTGATGAGTATTGACAGCAATACACAATGGGACACTGATAAAGACATTTTAGATGCAACGTGGATTTACAACAAAGCACAACAAAAAGATTTAACAAATCCTGTAATAACTCCAGAAGGCATAGCAACTCATTATACTATTGGCCCTGATGTTTTAGGTCTTACAGAATGGTCCACAACTACTGCATCACCTATTGTAGGTTGGGCATTTGACGGTTTACCGATTTATGGCCCTTATGGTTACAGTGATGCTTCAGATAATACTAGTAGCATTGTAAGAATAGAAAGCGGCTGGGAGTTAGATACTAGAACAAGAGGAACTGCTAACTCAGACGAAACAACGGGACCAGGCGGCAAGCCAACTGGACAATTTATTAAAGACTTTAAGATAAGTTCTAATGCAGGGTCAGGCGGTTATACAGATAGTTATAACTTACGACTTGCAGTTACAGCCGATAGTGCAACACCTATATATCACTATGTAGCAACAATAGATGCAAACGGTAAACCTGCTTTCCCTTATCACGTTGGTGGCGGAATTGTAGGCACAGACAGATGGGCAGGAAAGTTTAGAGCGGCATCAGTTGCAACAGGTACTATCAGTTCGATAGATGTTATCGATGCTGGCGGCTTGTATACATCAGCGCCGAGCATTACAATTACAGGTGATGGTTCTGGTGCAACAGCAACAGCAGTTATAACAGATAAAAAAATTACAAGTATCACAATTAATACCCCAGGTGCAGGCTATACTTATGCAACTGCAACAGTAACAGGCAATGGTGTAAGAGGAAAGGTTAGAGTAAACGTATTAGGAAAAGATAATTCAACATTTGCCGGAACTAGGAACCAAGGCGAGAATCCTGCTATAGGCAGTATTAAGTCTACTACATATTCAACAAAAATTGGTGTTGACGGCATATGGAAACTAGGAGACGGTGCACCAGTTGAAAATGCATTTAAGTACAGTTCAGCATTTGCCTTTGCACAAACAGAAGCATTATTACTTGCTAAGCCGGGTAGATTTGCTACAATATTCTCAGACCCAACACAACTAGAAAGACCTACAGTAAACAATGCACAGTTATTAAGTAAGTCAACTAAAAAACGTTGGAAATTCCTTGATACTACAGATTTCAAAATACACGGTGACGTAGATGTAAATTCTGGTAAGATGATTACTAATATTGGCTACACACAGTTTATTAACAGTTGGTTAAAATTTCAAGGACTAGATACAGTTTTAAATTTTGTTAATCCTTTAAGAACTCTTAATGTTAAACTTGCACACAGAATGAGTGGCTTTATAGACAAAGACACACTGACAGCAAGAACAGACCAATATAGTAATGACGGTAATGCAACCAGTTTAATTATTCCAAAAGAAAATATAACAACTACATTACATAGCAGTAACTATAAATCAAGAAACTTTTACTCCGGTGTTATTATAGAAAAAACAAAGACTGGTTATAGGGTTAGAGGTTTTGATAAGAACAGAGGATACTTTGAAATATTACAACCTGTAAAAACAGGAAAGACTGTAGAAGTAGAAGTAGGCGGCGAAGCCGAAGCATTTACTGTTTGGAAGCCGGGTGTAACTTATAACACAGGCAATATTGTACAGTATAGAAATAACTTTTACATAGCACCACTTAGAATTACGTCAGGCAATATATTTGATACAAAGGTATGGCAAAAACTTGCTAAACTTCCTCAGGTTGGTTCTGCAAGAGCAGTACACTATGTTGACACAAATAATGTTGTTGAAAGAGTGCCGTACGAAATAGAATATACAACAGAACAAGAAGTATTTGATTTACTAATTGGTGTAGGCAAGTTCCAACAAAGCAAAGGATTTGAGTTTGGTGAGTACAGTAACGATATTGGCGAAGTTAGAGATTGGGCCTATAGTGCTAAACAATTCCTTTTCTGGACATCAGGTAAATGGGAAATAGGTAACACATTAGAATTATCTCCTTTAGCAAGTAAAATAAAATTTGTTGCTCCAAGAGGATTTATTGCTAAGATTAACAGATCTGACAGAGAGCAATTCACAATACTAGATCAAATAGGCGAGGGAATTGATCCTACTGATTGTACAATAGTTAGAGAGGATAACTTTATAGAAGTTACTCCGCCGGAGAACAAACAGATATACAGCCTAATGCTTTATACAAAAGAAGTAGAACATGCATTAGTGTTCGATAGCACAACAGACTTTAGTGATGTTATCTATAATCAAACATTTAATCAAAGACATAGACGTATTAGATTAAAAGGACAACGAACAGAAAATTGGAAAGGTAAATTCCTCAGTGAAGGGTTTATTATAGACGGTGACGAACTATTGCCTAACTTAGATAACTTAGCAGAAAGTTTAGGACGTTATCATGAGTTTGGATTTATTCCAGTAGAGAAGCAAGTATACAACGCAAGTAGAGCCTTGTTTGGGTACACAGAAAGAGACTATCTAACAGAACTTGATATTCAAGACGATGAGCAATTTGATTTCTATAGAGGAATGATACAAGGAAAAGGTACTAGCGAAAGTTTAGGACGTATTGCTAGAAGTAGTGCAGTTATTTCAGGCAACGTTAACATCTTTGACGAGTGGGCACTTAGAGTAGGAGATTTTGGTGATACAGATAACAACCAGAGTATCGAACTTAAATTAATTAAGTCTGATATAAAACAAGATCCACAACTTATAACATTAGATTTTCCAGAAGATGTAACAAACATAGTAAGCAGGATTGATATTATTGATCCTAACTATGCCTATAATTCTGTCCCTACAATAGAGATATCACAACCACCAGTAGGCGGTGTTCAAGCAACAGCAACAGCATTCCTTGATAGTGATACTAACAAGTTACAAAAAATAACAGTAACTAATTCAGGTAGTGGGTACGGCGAGATACCTACTGCTAGAGTATTAGCAAGTGACATTTTAATTAGTTCAGGAACAAGCACAATACCTAAGGTTGTTGCAACTACAAGTAATTACTTTGACTTTACTCAAACAAGTGCAAGTATTATT